GCCCGGCAGGACCGGTCTGACCATTATCACCCTTTGGTCCGGGAGGACCCTGAGGACCAACATCACCCTTGGGCCCGGGAACAGGGGTACCTCCAGCACCACCGCCAGCAGGTCCAGGAGGACCCTGAGGGCCGGTAGGTCCAGCGGGTCCACGTTCGCCAGCATCCCCCTTAGGTCCCGGAGGACCCTGAGGGCCGGTAGGTCCAGCGGGACCGGGCTGACCGTCTTCACCCTTAGGTCCGGGAGGACCAACGGGGCCTCGGGGACCGATTGGGCCTGGAGATCCAGCCCCACCACCGCCTCCGCCACCAAAGGGAAGAGGAGAAATCTCGGTAGTGGGGTCGACGGTCATGATGTCGATGGTATCGCCCTGAGAGAGGACCACGTGCTTAACTAGGTCGCACTCAGGGGAGTCGACATAGACGGTGTGGGTCCAGGAACCGGAGGGGCTAACCCCGGCACCTGGCGCCAGCACCTCGACATTAACAGCACCAGCTTGGTCTGTCCGAACCACGATCTCGCGCATCGAGACTGCGGCACCGTCGACGGTAGCCGTAGCACCCTTCACGTCAGGAATGATTCGGACAGTAGCCCGACCATTCTCTCCTCCGGGAATAGTTCCCGTTAAAGTACAGTATGGCGCTGCCATTTTGAGCCTCCTACGGCTGTTCGGCCCTGTCGAGCAGGGCGTTCACCTTGGTGTTTGTCTCGGCGCCGTAGACGCCATCGACCTCTGCGCCGACTGCAGCCTGGACGGCCTCGACGGTCGCGTCGTGAGCCTCCTCAGAGGCGTCACCCCAGACTCCATCCTGCTCGGTGCCGACCACGGACTGCGTGAAGGCCACGCCGAAGGGGAAGGTCTTCCCGCCCCACTCGGAAGCCGCGGCAAGAGCGTAGCAGCGAGACCTAGTGTTCGGCCCGGCGACATTGTCGGGGGTCGCCCGAACTGCACGCTGCAGCGCACGGATGTCAGCAGGGCCAGCGGGAGCAGTGTTGCTCGGAGAGTCGGTATAAGCCGGGCGAATCACATAAGCGATCGACTGATTGCGGACACGCCGCCAAACACCGTTCCCAGCAGACTGAGAGCCATAGCTGCCAGACGAGGTGTTCCCCTCAATCGTCTGGAGCGTGCCTCCGCCAAGGTTCTTCTCGACGAATCCCACGTGGTCCGTGCCGCCGCCGTCCCAGTTGTAGATGACGACATCGCCCGGTCGGGCGTCGTAAACTGATACGAAGTAAGCGTCAGGGTGCTGGCGGACCTTGTTGACGGTGTAGTCAGTGTTAAAGGAGAATCCTCCAATAGCGTCAATCTGCCCGCACTCGTCCAGACACATGCTGACGAAGAGCATGCACCACCAAACAGAGTCGGACGGTCCAGCAAGCCACTGCTGACCAGTTCGAGCTGCCCAGTATCGGCCAGCTTCGGATCCGGGCTGAGGGTCGTCTGGTGCATAGTAACCAATCCTCGCTGCGGCGCGAGCGAGTACGTTGTCTGCGGCGCTCACTTCATCACCTCAGTAGTCTGGGAGATGTGAATCTCCTTGTCCTCCATGGGATCAGTTCCGATGTGGGCCTGCGGAGCAAGCGCCTCCTCGGGAATGTCTTCGTGACTGATCATCGTTATCCCTTCGAACCAAGCTTAGCTCGCCTGGCTCTATTGAGTTCCCTGTTCCGTTCCATAATCTCGGACTGGGACATCTTCTTATCGGGCTGGTTCTTTTGGTTACAGACCCGAATGAGTGTAAGTAGTCGGTTGATGTGCCAGGTCTCACACTCGAATGGGATCTGGCAAGCAATCATCCAGTAGTAGATCAACTCGGACGAGGTGTACTCTCCAGATCCAGACTCCCCACCCGTCTCGCGGATGGTGGTTGCGGTCATCGTGTCGCCCATATAGGCGCTAATACGATCGACCTCAGATGGGGGGATCCTATCCAGGAGCGACGGGTCGTACTCTTCATCTGTGATCATACACTTGATGTAGAGGGCCATCTCCTCAGGGGTGACTTTGTCGTTACCAATTAGGTGTTTATGGGTAATCGACTCCCATTTTGACAGCGCGACCAGGTTGTGCTCCAGGTGCAGGATCCCGCCAGGCATGGAGACAAACGAACCTGTCTCCTCGTCAAACCCGTCGAGATCTGGGATAGAAACTATAAGCATTGCAGGCACCGAGGGCCCAGGAGTCTAGGTCTCTGAGCCCCCGGTGTGGTATATCAGCCTGCGAAGTGCGCCTTGATCTCGTCAGGCAGAAGAAGCTTAGGCTCGAGAGCCCCGCCTCCACCCTGAGCGTCGGAACCGAACAGCTTAGCCTCAAGGGTCTTCAGCTTACCGGCGTCGACGTCGAGAGACGAGATGGTCAGCAGCGAGGTCGGCTTGGCGCCGGACACATTGACCGGCGTGGTGGACAGCTCCCAAGAGAAGGAGATCGCCTCGGGAGAGTCGTTGACGGTCTTGTAGCCCTTCTCAGAAGGAGAGGCCTTGCAGCCGTACAGGATGTGGAGCTTGTAGCCCTTGTCCTGACCAGCCACGTCGTCACCGATCTTGGTGCGGTAGACGAGACCAAAGGCCAGTCGGTCCTGCTGACCAATCTTGACACCCTTTGTCAGCGTGGCGGAACCGTCACACTGCTCGAACTCGTCGGGGTAGGTGTAAGCCTCGATGGTAGCCTTCAGCTTCTCAGCCGAGAGCATCGAGAGGTACAGAATGTTGTCGGCGTAAAGGTCGGTAGCCTCAGCGCCCTCGGGCTTCTCGGAGATGGCGGTAATACCGTTCCAAGCAACGCCCTTGCCGTAGGTCTTCTGGGCCGGGTCGTACACATAGAGTGCACAGTGGTCGACACCAGTCTCAATACGGCGCTCACCAGTCTTGTCCCAGACAAGTGCAGCCATGTTAACTCCTAATAGTAGACGTCGAAGATGTCGTGATAGAGGTTATCCGCTACGAGTCGAGACTCATGGCGGCTGAACAAAAGGTCCTCGATCTTCGTTCGTGTCGGGTCCTCGGGATGACGGGCAATCAGAGTAACCTGGAACCTGTTTGCTTTGATATACTTGATGTTGTCCGCGTACATCGGATCACCCGGATGCCGCTCGTATACGATGCACGGATACGAGAGCTTCAGTGACGGGAGTGGTTGGTAATAGACCTTGTCCGACCCGAGGATCTCTACCAGCTTCTCATGGAGAGTTAGCCGTCGGTCCATTATACACCCCCGTCAACTCGAGAACCAGACGGGGGAACTTCAGCTCCACATAGGAGATCTTCCAAAGTCCCCCCATCCAGCGTACGTACTTGAGGTTCTGGATGTTATCCGTTAAGAACCCGTCAGCGATAATACTGATCTGGTTGCTGAGGTTGATACTCCCCAGAACCTCATCGCTGGCACCAAAGCGGCGTGCTTCACGAAACACATCGCCATAGTACTGCTTCTCGATTGGTTTGTCTTCCCAAATTCCCGGCTCGGTCTGGACCTGAGTTACAAATCCTATCTCGCCGAAGAATTTGGCCATCTATCACGGCTCCGCGACGACGTTACCAGTCTCGGTCTTCCGCTCAACGATGATGGCCGACTTCGGGTGAGTCAGCGCACCGGAGAGGCGGGTCTCCAGCAGGTAGTGGTACTGGTTGAAGGAAATGTCGAAGTCCTCGGCAGCGAAGAGCTGCCCACCCTTGTCCGCACCAATGGTGTAATCGGACATGTTGACGATGATACCGAGGGCATCGACGGTGCCGTTCTTGGCGGAGCTGCGCTGCAGGCCCTTCATGAGCGGAACCTTGACGATCTTCGAGACGCCGACGTAGTCGGCCAGCTCGGAGACGCTTCGGAACAGACGGTGACCCATCTTGTCCTTGAGAAGCAGGATCTCGGTGACCATGTGGGGCTCAGCGAACCAGGTGGGGTTGCCAGCGCCGTCGTAGTCATCCATGGCGCGGACGATGGAGTCCAGGACGTCCTCGGTGGTGGTCTCCTTGGCCAGGATGACGCGAGGAGCGTAGAGGCTGTCCTCCTTGTAGATCGGGCGGATGCAATCCTCCTTGATCTTGTCCTTAGAAGAAGCCTGACGACCATCGCCAATGAGGACGGCCCGACCGAGCTCCTCCTCAAGCATGATCTTCATCTCGCCACGGATGTAGGAGACGACATCGAAGTCAGTGATGTCCAGGATGTCATCCCTATCCAACCTCTGCTTCTTATAGATGGTGGTCGGCGAGGTAACACGCTGCAGCAACGTGAAGACCTCGTCTTCCTTCTTATTGCCCTTAATGTAACCCCGGGCACGGGCCTCGTCGGCCGTGATGTCAGCGAAGCGGGTGCGAATGCGGGAGAAGGGGGAGTGCTTAGCAGCGCCGACGACGGAGTTAACCCAATCGGTCTTGCGCTTGATGAACTCCGGCTGGTTCCACAGATCCTTGGCCTCCGGGAAGAGGGTCTCGATCTGCTTGATGCCGTAAGCGTCGGCGTGGGCCAGGATGGCCTGCTTCAGGGAGCCGCTGGAGCGAGCGTCCTCGAAGATGGTCTCGACCTGGGCGTGAGTCAGGACGGGGAGCTCCTCGGTGGTAGCGGAGCCCTCAAACACGTTCTTGTGAGCCATAGTATCCTCAGTTGTGTCGGAATGGGCGGTGTCCTCGGCCTCTTCGGTCTCAGACTCCTCCGCCTCTTCATCTACGGAATCGACGAGCTGCCCGACGATGGCATAGACCGCCGTCTTCTGCTCCTCGGTCATTCCATCGAAGATCTCCCCGAGCGTGGGGTCGTCCTCGTCGCCCTCAGCCTCATCGGCCTCCGGCTCCTCCTCAGCGTGCTCGACGTCGTCCGTCTCCTCCGCCTCGAAGTCCTCATCCTCGTCCTCGACGTCATCACCGTGCGAGACGAAGTCCAGCTGTGCATCCGTGTAGATGACAGCCTCGATCTCATCGCCGTCGTCACCATGCTCGATGGAGACCTGGTCGATGAGTGCGCCAGGGTTAGCGCCGCGGAGCACCAGGCTCACCTCAACGAGCTCGCCGTGGACAACGTCGTTGCCCCGAGCCCGAACGTGGGTGGCGTAGATACTCATCGCCTTGATGTCGCCGTTCTTGACCATCTCTCGAGCGGTCCGGCCACGGTCGGTGTTGTTGAGGTGGGCGTAGGCGTAGACGCCGTCCTCACGAACCTCAAGGTCGGCATGCCCGAGGACGTTCTCGACGTCGCCGTGCTTGTGCTGCCAGACCAGAGGTACAGTCTTCCCGTCGTACGCCGCGAATGCCCCGTGCCGGATTACCTTGTTATCCGAGCACCGAACATCGTTCTTCGTGGCGTAGCCAGAGAAATCGCACTTAACTGCCATTTTGACTACTCTCCATCAGTTCGGAAATTGGTACCTCCGATGCAGGGACGTCGTCGACCGGCTCTTCGCCAGGCGGCTGTTCCTCGCCCATCGGATTGATGTTGGAGTTCACCAACTGGTTTGCCGTCTCGTCTTCAGACTGGGCCCAGCCGAACTTCGGACGAAGCTCATTGGCGGTACCAATCTCGTTGCGCTTGACGGAGTCGACCAGCTTGGACATCTCCTCCAGCGGGACGTTGAGGAACGGATCCTCGATCGCCATGATCCGCTGTCGCTGCGTGCGGGCAGTCTTCGTGAGGAAAGTCCTGGTGATGGCGTCCGTGATCGCTTTCAGAACTGGACGAACCGTTCGGTTCTGGTAGTTCAGCATCTGTCGAGCATCAGCCTTACCGGTGAAGACATCCTCAGTCATGCCGAGCTGGTTGTACAGCTGGGTGGTGAGCCACTGAATCTGACTCATGAGGTTGTTCTCGGAAGGTCGGTTCAGCTGGGTGATCCGCTCTGCACCATCGGTGTAAGCGATACCGTACTGAGACCCAGCGAGCTGTTCCTCAATAGCCTTGCGTCTGGCTTCTGCCTGCTGCTTCTTCAGCTCAGTCTTGACGACGTATGGAAGCTGAATGATGATGTCCAGCTTACCGGATCCCGACTGCTTATCGATGGCATCCAACAGGTGGAGCTTCTGCGTCAGTCGCTGCAGTGTCGAGTTCGGAGCATTCATCACGCTGTACAGAGGATTCTGTACGACCGCAACAAACTCCTTCTCGAGAGTCAGCTGTTCTCGCTGTCCAGTCTGGTCGTTGTAGACCTCGACTCGAACGTGGCGAGGATACCAGTTCAGGATTGTGCCGACTCGCATAGACTTGATGTCGTAGCCCTGAGTCAAGTCTGGACTGACATCCGTGTCTACTGGAACGATTGCTACAGCGCCCTCTTCGAAGAGCGTGAGTACCAAATCCTGGAAGAATCCCTGACCGGTCTGGTCGATGTTGGCGCTAAGAGACAGACAATCATCAAGGTAACTACGGTAGTAGCTCTTGAGGTTGCCGTTATCGTCAGTCTTGACATGCCGAATGGGAACATTCGATACATCGATAGCAATCTGGTTATAGATGCTCGTGACGATTGTCTGGTCGCCGACGACAGGACGGTAATTCAGGTTCGGGTTACCGAATGTCCACGAACCATACTCCGGTGTGAAGTTCTTCTTGTCCGGGGATTTTGAAAACGCATTCCATGCGTGAGCTAGTCGATCACTAAGACCCATTTCACCTCCTCGCTCATTCGAATGCCTCCTTGTTGATCTTGTATGCCACGAAGGCATCCATCAGAGCAGCCACTGAGTCGATCTTCTCTTCCGAGCGTTTCTTCAGTAGCTTCCGGTTCCCGTTAGTATCCTCGAGAGTCACGCAGTTCCCCATAGTAAAGGACATGAGTTCCTGATCGAAGATGAGAAGGCGCTCCGAGGCCAGCTTCTTCAATTCCCCGAGGGGGACTGATTCGGTCCGGGCTCCCTGAATAACCTTCTCGATACCATACGGTCCGTTCTCCTGCTCCCACCTGGTTACAAACTCCTTGGCGTTGTACGGGTCAAACCCGAACGCCGATACGTCGTATTTCTGTTCATCGATGTATTGGTCTAAGTCTTCATAGACCTCCATCATGTCCAGGACGGTACCCTCCATGACTCGGAGGCTTCCTTCTTGGATGAACTCATCATACTTCTGACGCAAAGCACCCGGTAACTTCATGAGCGTAAGCTCAGAGATGTATGCTAGAGTCTTTACCCCAAAAGCCTGATTCCTCAGTGGGAATAGGAAGGTGAACGCACAGAAGTCATCTCCCTGGGACAAGTCGGCGCCCATAGCGCACTGCATGTTCCAGAAAGTGTTCTTCCTGTGCGGGATCGTCTCCTCGTATGTGAAGAAGTAGGTGTATCCCTCCATGGGGATTCCGAACCTCTTAGCGAGGATGTCGTTTCGAGCAGCTGGAGCTTGTTCCATTCGCTCGACGTCCTGCTGGTACCGATCATAAGAGACAGTGATGCCGATGTTCGGCTGGGCTTTCACCCACATAGCAGGATCTGCTACTTCCTTGATGTCGTCAAGGCGGTAGTAGAAGATTGAGATGTGAGGGGCGATATATTCGCCCTTCAGGATTTTGAGCAACTCCATCTTCATGGTGTCACCCACCGCATTGCGGATGGTTCCCTCGGATGAGACGGCCAGAATGACCGGATCATCGATCTTTGAGGCACCCTGTTCAAGAGCACCGACGACATCCTCTCGAATGTCTCCTGACAACCACTCATCCACCGTACAAACCTTAGGTCGAAGACCCTGTAGCTTGTCGATAGACATAGGTCGGACCTCTAGTAGAGATCCAGTCAGGAAGTTCTCGACGCCCTTCTTAGTTGCAACCAGCTTCTGGCGGTTAGCCCTCGCACCAGTTGTATTTTGAATGGATCCCTCAGTAAGGAACTTGTACAGCGGACCTCTTGCTCGAGTGATGGCAGTCCGGAATGGACCCATCACCTCTTCGGCCTGCTTCATGGTCGGAGCCGTAGCGATCTGATGTGTCGTAGTAGTGTCAATCACCATGAAGTAGTTCTGGATGAGAGACATATACATCGACTTCGCTGCTCCACGAGCAACGATGAGATACTGTTTGATCGTGAGGCGCTTCTTTACTGTTTTGGTCTCGTATCGACCGCCGACTCCATCCTCATATGGGACGAAGACCTGACGATCCTCGAAGTAGTACCAGCCAAGGAGCTGTTCGGCCCAGAGCTTGAAGCTGTCTAGCAGGTGGAGGTCGGCTCCGTCGGACAGCGTGAGCTCGTTCTCGCAGTACGCGATAAAGCCCTCTACAGCTTTGTCATCGTAGTAGTATTCCGGGTTGGCTATCAGAGAATCGATGCGATTCATCTCACATGAGATCTCTTCGCATACCGGAATCTCGCCTCGGACGACTGCATCTCGGAACTGCCCGTAGTATTTTGGTACTGCGGTGTTCGAGAGCATTACTTAGCAGTGCTCCCCGGGTTACGAGGGTACCGCTTCTTCTTCGGCGAGGGCTTAGTCTGCTTGTACGACTTAGGCTTCTCGATCTGCTTAGGTGTCTTACTCTTAGGAAGAGTCGGAGACTTTACCTTGGTGGGACCACCAGTTGACCGATACTCAGCCTTAGCCTCTTCGGCGACAACTGAGGCAGCCTCAGCTGCTTCCTTGGCCTTCTCAGCCGCCTTCTTCAGGGTTTCGCCAGCGGACTTACCAGTCTTGCCTGGATCGAACGACTTATCAAAGGCGGTCTTCATCGCCTTTGTAGCGGCGTAGGTGCCAGCCTTGGTCAGAGAGTTCTCGAGGATCGACCGAGTGACCTCACGACCTCGAACCAGGTGGCGATCGGCCTTGAGCTCCCGATAGCGTTTCTCTTGCTCCAGCCGCTTAATTCGAGACTGGAGCTCGGTGTCGCTGATCTTCTTATATCCGCGGTTTGCGAACTTCTTTCGGGCCTTGGCGTCGGCCTTTGCCTGCTTCTTTCCGGCAACTCGCTGGTCATGGGCCTGCTTAGCCTTTCGGACACCAGATGCCGTCTTTCGAGAGGCATCGACAGTGAATCGTCCAGTCTTCTTAAGGGCTCTTGCCGTAGCGGCACGGCCAGCAGACGCCTTCTTTCGAATGACGCCCCATTTCTGGCCTTTTACGCCGTGGTGAATGAGGTCTTCTACCTCTGCTTCCCCTCGGTCTGATAAATCAGTCGCCATGCTGCCTCCTCGATCAGCTTCTGGTAGGCCGATACCAAGAAGGAGTTCCCCGGTGGATCGAAGAACAGCTTAACCTTCATGGCGATGTAAGACTTGATAGCTGCTTCGTCGTCAATCTGGTCGAATACGGTCCAAGCAGTATCTTTCTCAATCGGGGTATCGCATTTTGGCCCCAATTGTGCGAGATCCATCCGCGCAGTGTTGATGTGCATCAGGATCTGGTCGTCGAAGACATCATACCCCGGCATAATGCCGATTGCCTTCTTAGTATCTTCAAGAATGGTTCCCATTAGATCCTCCAGGGAGCTTGATCATTCGGTCGACGCTCAACAACTCGTGGTGTCAACCTCGATCGGTCTCCGAAGTGTATCGCGTTGTGGGTATTCTTGGTTGTAGTAATGAGAAACTCTGGCTCGAGGATGTCTGGATTGAATTCCTCGAGATCTCTGGGCTGAATCGGATTCATGTGGTGGATTAGCGGCATGTATCTGATGTCAAGTCCCTCGATCCCGAGGTCACAGGCTTCATCTCGAGCCAGAACAAAGTTCCTGACCTTCTTCCACTCCGTCGAGGTGTAGAATCGTTGGTTCAGGTAACGATCGAAGCCAAACGTGGCTGTACCGACTTGCCCGGTGAGAGCCAGGTAGTCAAACCGCTCCTCAAAGGTCTCGAGGCGCGCCAGTTCAGTATACGTTCGTAACATCTCCCGCTCCAGAGTATGTACGGAAGGCTTCGATGGCTTCTTTGGCAATCTTCTCGGCTTGCTCAGCGCTGACGAGCGCCGTCTTCTTTGCCTCGAGGAGTGCTGTTTCATTCCTCAGCTTCTCTACCTCCAGCTGTTCTCTTGTGGAGGCGAGCTTGAGGTAGTGGTTCACCGTGGTTGCCGGTGCTGTACCCTCCCGAAGCTGCTTCTCAGCGAGCTCAAGCGCGAGATTGATCATCTGCGCCTCTCGTTGTTCCACAGTTCGAGCGGGTTTAGAGGGTGTTGCGGCCCTTTTACCCATAGTTGCTCCTTAGATAGAGGGCGTTTGGGGCCAATTGAGGGCTAGATTCTAGGGCCCGTTGTGAGCGAGACCAGCAGGAAGAAAGGAGCACACGAGAAACTTCCTGTGGGCCCTAGAACCTAGTCCCCAATTGGCTTTCCAAATATCCCTCCGGGGAAAATATGGAGGGGGCGGCGATGAGGGTGGGGGGCCTAAATGCGAGACCCCCCTCCCCCGGGTCGACGAAGAAATTTTTATTTTTCAATCATCGATCTCAAAAGTTTGATAGAAATTTGTTCCATCAAGATTGAGAATTCGATCAATTGCATTTTCAATTTCTTCGATTTCAAGTTCTTCACTTAACGAATCGCTTGATGTGCACAGCCTGGCCAGGAGGCCACAGGTACCGTAGCCGTGGGCAGTGTCAAAAGCAAACCATTCGTCCCATGAAGTTCTTGGATCGTAAGGATTGTCCACTGTGGACAGCATCCTAGCCATAGTAGACCTCCTCAGAGAGGCCCTGTGAGAGGGTGTGTACCATGGTGTGGTCAGCCCTCCTCTAGAGCACGGTGTACAGAAGTTGTTGAGATTCCCAAAGCTTCAGCAATCTCAGCAGCAGTCTTACCTCTACTACTCATAGCCTTGGCCCTGGACACCATGCTGGATGAGATCTTAGGCTGTGCCCTAGGTGTAGCTAGTTCCCTAACTACTGATTCATCAGCAAGCTCAAGAACCTTGTTCAGAGCAGCCTGTGAGACAGCACCTTCCTGGATAGCTCGCCACTCTTGTGGTGTGATAGAGAAAGGCTTCTTACCAGCCCCCGTTCTTGAACGGGCCTCGGCTAAAGCCTGGCGGCGTACCTTTTTGAGGCGTTCCTTGTCTTTGGCTAAGGTTGGATCAGCCTGCTTCTTAGCCCTGACAACCGCATCAGCCAGGACCTGTGCCTGTCTTTCCCTGGGTTTATTCCGGAGGGCCTCGTTTACTTTGGCCTTGAGGGACTTAACTTCAGGGGCATAGGTCTTAGCGGCCTGGGGGTTCTTTCGGACAGAGGGGATTGAAAGCGTAGCCTTCCGAGCTTCATTGGCCATGGCCTTCAGCTCATTAGCATGGTTGGCATACACCGTTTCAATGGTACTCCCATCCTTAGAAACCAGAGAGAATGCATCATTTGTCTCTGCCAGCTTCTTGGATTTGAGAATACTCTTCTCTGTTTTCCATCCTACAATGGTCTCCCCATCTTCACCGAAGACGGGTTTCTTGTAGGTCTTTCCGGTTTCCTCCCAAACCTTTCGACCTGTCTTCTTATCGATACCCCCACCCTTTGAAGCAGACCGGGGCTTTCGATCAGGGACATAGACCTTAGAAGAAGCACGAGAGATCAGAGTGGATGCTCCAGCATTTGCTCGACCCTGGTACTTCTTCTTGAGTGCTGCGATACCGTTGTCAATCTCAGACTGCTTGTAATTGAGATGGTGCTTCTCAGCATCAATCACAACCATAGAGTGTCGAACAGCACGGGCAATCTCAGACTGGGTGGCGCCTTTGATGGTCATGTCGGTAATCAGATTCGATACCTCACCCATCTTCAGCTGTGTCTGCTTAGAAGTCATAAGCTTCATCCCAGGGTATTCCGGATACATAGCTTTGGGATCGAAACCATTCAGCCCTTTAAGAGCAGGTGAGGTCTTGACCTTTCCGCTATTGTTCGGAATACACAGAACTGAATCACCATCAAAGTCCGCACCAGACAAACGCTCGGCGACCTTAGGATGGATACCGATGGCATCCTTAACCTTAGTCCCTATTGTTTTTCTAGCATGGGGGTTTTTATTGTTGACTGTCAGTTCCGGGATCTCGAATCGTCCACCGTGAGGGTGACGAACCAGAACAACCTTCTCCCCATGTTTGAAGTTGGGGGCGTAAACCTCCGTGGGCTTCATCTTTGGGACGGGAAGGATGACTTGGCTGGCCTGTCGAGGAAGAGCGGCAGCCTTCAGATCCACAGCGTCAGAATCAACTGAGTCGGCGAAAGACTGCAGCAGCTTCTTCTTGACGGAGGGATTCGTAAGCGCCATGATCTCTTCGAACTCAGCCTTGCGCTTATCTCTGGCTGCCTTAAGCTGCTGCTTAGCAAGAGACACCGGCTGCTTTGATAAGAACTGGGAGCTCAAAGTCTTCGACCAATCACCCCAAGTGCCTTCGTCGTTGACGATGTTGATGGCGCTAAGCTTCTTCTTACCGTTCGATTCGTAGTGCATCTGTCTACGAATCACGGCACCGAAGGGGTTGGCCGGATCATCCTTCATCGGCTTAAGGGCGTCCAACTTGTTACCAGTGGGCTTCTTGTTGGTGTTGAATCGGATGTCATATCCCTTAGGAAGATCATCCGAATACATAGCCATGCCCTTAAGGAAGTGGGTACCATCGATGGAGATACGGACCTGAGCGTAGTTAGATCCGCCAAGAGACAGATCCTTAACATTACGTCGAAGTTCGATGACTCCATCCATATCGGTACCACCCTCATTTCCATAGCGAACCTTGAGTCGCTTGCTGGAAACTGCAGTGGGCTTCTCAATACCGTACACGGTACGACCCCGGTCCTCAATGTTGACACCGGGGGCTTTAATTTCGCCCCGCTTGGCCAGAACCGTCTTGTAGTCCATGCCCGGAGGGACCAGGACCTTCATTTCGGTGAACTTGCCAGTAGTCTGCTGCTGGACCTTCACCTTGTGGACGTGATAGCCCTCAGCCTCGAGCATGGCAGTTGCAGTCTTCATCTTGGTGCTCGTAACACCCATGTTGACCTCAACGCCGAGTCCGACGTCAAGAAGACCGTCCTTGCCGACCTGCTTCTTGAGCTCCTTAGCAAGCGCCTCAGTACTCCCCGCCCTTTCTTTGAGGGTGGGGTCTAAAAGCGCTCGAACGGAGGACTCGTTGATGCCCATACGACGACCAATGGCCGTGTTGGACATCCCCTTCTCCTTGAGCCGGGCCACCATCGCAACGTCAGCCTTACGCTTCTCGTTCTTAGCAATGGACTTCTGGGCTCGAAGCTGGGTGGTGGTCATTCCAAGGCCCTTGGCGATCTCAGTCTCGCTGAGACCCTTCGCCTTGAGGTCCTTGATGGTGGAAAGCAGGTCACCAGAGTGCTGGTGCGGGTCCTGACCAGAACCCCAAGGATAGCGCCCGGAACGGCGCTTAACACCATAGTGGGCGAGATCCATTAGGCCTCCTCTTCCTTGATCTTCTCGATCAGCTTGTCGAATTGGATGATGGTGTCCATAATCGGGGCGATATCGTCGCCCTCCGGGTTTGCTACCTGAATATCATCATTCTGGTAGATACGGAGCTCGTAGTTGATAGCCCCAGGACGCTCATCATACTCGAGGCAGAAGAGCGCCGCGTAGATCATGAGCTGATCAATCTTGGCGGGGTGAACGCCAGTCTTCAGATCGTGGATGCGAAGCAGGCCCTTGTCAAAGGAGATAGCGTCAGCAGTGCCAAAGCAGTTGACCGAGTAAAACAGGACTTGCTCTGGCTCCATCCGAAACCCAATAGCATCGTTAACATAGTTGTTGAATGTCACCTTGTTTCGAGGCATACGCATCTTCAACCGAATGTGCTCAGCGGCGAGCTCGTGAAGACGGGTACCCTTTGCGGCAGCCTGGGCGGTTCGGAAGGTCTCGATCAGTTTGTCGGGAGAGTAGTTGAGCCAGTGATACTTACTGGCGGAAAGGAATGCGTGGGCTCCATTAAGCTGTGAGTGATTGTTGAACTTCACTGAGGATCTCGCTCTCGTTCTCAGGGTAGATGAATGCGGCATACGACATCGCATGCATGGTCCGAACATAGTGTGCTTGATTCGGACGGACTGAGGCAGTGGCGCCTCGCTTCACCTCAAGGGCCGCCCATCGATTCTTGTAGAGAAGAATCAGATCGGGTATACCTTGAATGTAGTTGGGGTCATTTTTAAGAATGATGATCCCCGGCAGCATCTTGTTCAGCTTCTTGATGAGCTGTGCTTGGAATTGTGACTCACGCATGGTGTGCTCCTCTGGGTAAGCCTATAAGAAGGGATAGGCTTGTTTCTATCCTTCTTATCATTATATGCGTAGATTGCGACAAGGGGTGTCACACGTATTGTAGTGGAAGGGGTATCCTTGGATGAGGGTGGACAAAAAAAACCCTATACTCATATATATATTAAAAAATCAATCAATCAATCAATATATATATTTTACTAAAAATGGCCACATTGTGACTTTTCGTTGCAATTCCAAGGAAAAGTCCACAATACGTGTGACACCTAAGTGTCCACTTTTTTGTCCACAATACGTGTGATGAGTAACATCTGTCACCTCTGTAACATACAAAAATGGCCAGTGGGACGGAAAAATGGCCACCAAATACAAAGTGACCACTCTCCCGACCCACCGTCACACGTATTCTAACCGACAAATGCCCTCTCGTTGAATACCTTCTTCGAGCTCAGCGACCGCCGAACAGCCTCATCTATCGAGGAATGAGACTCAAGAAAGTAGTACTTCAACCGAGAATATGGCGTGTTCAATCGGTCAATCCGGCCCTCACACTGCTCCGTCACTCGCCAGGAATAGTTGAGGGACCAGAAGAGAACCGTATCGGTACTAGTACAGTTCCATCCCTCTGCTGCCGAGGTGTACTGACAGATATAGATCCATCGGTCTCCTCCTGGAATAGCATCGTGCCGATGTCCATTCCATTGCGCTGTAGGCACTCCAAGGCTCTCCGCAACTGCAAGGATTCTATCGAGTTCATAGTTGTAGTTGTAGAATACGATAACTCTCTCATTGCTTGAGAGTATGCGCTTGGCCTCTGCTGAACGCCAGTCATTATCACTGACCACCTTTCTCAAGATTCTGCAGACCCCACCTGCGTCTCTAAGGGGTTCCTCTGTCCAGGGATCCATCCTGTTCTTCACGACCCACTTATACAAGTCACGGTCGTAGTCACAGTAGACAGTCTCCCTCTCACGAGTAGTGTGTCGCTCCACCGGCATCTCCACAAGGATACTCCGACGAAGTCTCTGCAGCTTCGCCTCCCCTATGTATCGTTTGACCTTGGGGTATTTTGCGAAGCGGTCAAATATGACATGATCCTCCATGAACTCCGTACGAGTCCTGAAGAATCCGTGAGCCATGAATACCGGGAGGTAGTCCATCCAGACATCTCCAGGAGTGGCTGAGAGCAGAAGCCAGGAGTTCTTCTTTGTGATCTTCAAGAACTCCTTGACCCAGCGCCCACTGCCGGAAGCACGCTGTTCATCGAAAAAGAATACCGCGTGTTCTCGATCCGAGTACTTCCCGATGTTGTTCCACGAGTCCACCACAATGGATGAACCTGTGAAACTACATGCAGGATCTGTACTCAGACCGAGACGCGCAGCTTCTTCCTCCCATTCAAGGGAGTCCCGCTTCTTAGCGGTTGTGATGACATACAGCGTAGGGGAGCCCTTGACCTTCTTCTTAGCCAAGGACCCCCCTTTCTTGAACGAGGCGGCGTTACAAACCGACGTGAGGTACCACGCCAGACTGGTCAGGGTCTTCCCTGAACCAACACCACCCGCCAAGATGCTGCCGTTCTGCAGTTGACGCACCGCCTGGATCTGCTCAGGGCGATACGTAACTGTCATTCTACCAAGTTCTCCTTTCGAGACAGTCACCGAAGATCCACTCGTCGTATGCAGACTTCACGAGCTGGAACCCAAGCCGACCGTCTTTGTACTCATCCTTGCGGAACTCCGAGTTGGACTTGAGGTAGAGGTTGGACAGAGCAAGGTTCCGTCGGTTCCCATCCTTATACTGAACCCAGTACTGTTCAGGGATCTCTCCGACAAAAGCAGTCCACACAAGAACTGCAGCAGAGTTCACCTTCCGCTCCCTACCATGAGCACTGGGCTTCTCCATACGGTACATGTAGCACCCGTCCTTGTACCGGGGCGTCAAGAAACGACCGGTGTTCTTGTTTCGAACCCGCCCAAGATCCGATACCTCGTACTTGTCGTTGAGGCCGGGGATCGTCTTCCAGTTCTCAGTCGCCAAAGCGAACCTTTCTATCTGCCTCCGACTCAGTACATGAGCCGAAGATGTAGTCATCGAACTCAGACCGGGTCTCTTCAAAGAGCTCATCCATCCGAGCATTGTAGTCGTCATACCAGGCCTGCCGGTACGCCGAGTACGAAACGAGATCCAGGTTCTCAAGACGGGCGTTAGCCATGTCACCATTCAGGTGTATAACATAGTGCCCACTCCCGGGCTCTCCGTTGAACGCACGCCAGATAACAATCCCACAGCGAACCATGGTCTGCTTACCTGAGTCATCGCGATACAAGGAGAACCCGGGAGCCCCGTCTGAGCACTTCTGGATCCGAAGAACTCGCCCACTCGAGATATTCCGCACCCGACCGAGATCAGATGCCTCATACCTTGAGTAGGGGTGGGGTAAACTTCGCCAGCGCTCAGTCAATGTGCATAGCCTTGATGTGATCCAGGAGGTACTTCTGCTCACCCGTCTTCGAGTCCGTTACGATACGGAGCTTGGTCGTACGGCGAGCGTAGTAGTACCGCTTGTTCTTCTCCTCGTCCTGGAAGACAAAGAACAGGACACCCTTCGCGATCTCCTGAACCCTGATCAGTTTCATAGGTACACCCGAGACAGTCACGTCCAGGATAGCATCGGCTCGGAGAGTCTGCTTGATCTCCTCGATGTCCTTGATCTCATGAGTCGGGTCGTCAAGAGACCAGGAACCCGAGATGGGATTGTAGATGAACTTCTGAGTCAGAGGCATGCGAATCTCCTTCATGAAGTCGCTGTCCTGACGCTTGAGATAGAGCCCCCAGAACGAGCCATCTGCGTCCACGTCTAGCTTCAGCCCCATCACGTGCCAGAACTTGCCGTCGTGGTTGACGATAACCGGGTGCAGCTTCTGGAATGTCTGGTCGAGCCAGAGCTGATCAAACTGCTCGAGGTTGAATCGCTTGGTGCTTCCCATGTGAATTGCCTTCCATGCTTTCTGGGGTCGGTACTGGATGAACTCGTACTCCTCAATGTTCTTGAGGAGGATGCTCTCTTGAGGGTACGTATTGATGGTAAACAGAACCGCGCTTTCTGTATCTACCTCATAGAGTCGCTGATACTCGAGGATCCGTACCTCTCCCTCGGACGCCTTGAATTCCACATACATAGCATTTCCAGATGCGTATGTGTCATGAATATGTGCTAGGAAGTCCTTCCCCTTGATAATCCGAGGGGTCTTGTACCATCCACCGTCAGTGAGTTCCATCATGTCCTCCTCAGAAATAACGGATCGTGTCGGCAGCCCACTCGACATTCTCAAGGACCCAGTCGTAAGACTGGTGACCCTTCTCGTTCGTCATTGTGTGGCGTGTGAACTTGGACTTCTGGTTGTCTGACATGCGGAAGGTGTACCAGTGGTCCCTCTCGCGCTCAGCAGTAATCCACAGATCGGTAGAGCCGGGAACCCGCATGAAGGACTTGACGTGATACTGCCGGGACTCGTAGAAGAACGGAGCAGGCTTACCCTCACGAGCAGCCCAGTAGTCGTAGTACTCCTTGGCGGTATAGGTCTTCCGCTCCTCGGCAAGGAAGAGAACCGACCCATTGCTCATCAGGTCGCCGTTCTTGATCCGCATCTTGGTGATGAGACCCTCGGCGTTGGTCATATACATAATCCACTGGTCATCGCAAGTGGGCTTGAACTCAGTGATGAAGAGGTCCTTGTTCCGATAGATAAACGTGGGAAGCATGACCCCGTCCGTCTCCTTGAGCTTGGCAAGATACTGCATGCGAAGCTCGTAGATGTCAACTGGACCCTCGTCAACCTTGATAAGAGTGATCATTTTGTGCTCCTTTTAATGCGTCGTGGGATGTCGTACTCGTCGAGAAGGTAGTCCATGAATGCAAAGAGATCCTTCTCAATCTCATCCGCAAGCTCTCGATTCCTTACCTGAGACACGTCTACGATAAAACGATAGCTGTTGTTCGCAGTCCGCTTCTCAAGGTGAACGGAACACCGTGGCGTACGACGACGCTCCGGGTTCTTGATGTAGTCGAGCACGATCTCTCGACCAGGCTTAATATCCGGGTTAGGATACAGAGTCTCTCGAGGTTCCTTGCCCTCAGCCCGGTCTCGCTTACGAGCTTCAGAGAGGGCCTTCTTCTCGAACTCCTCCGAGTCCTTGACCGCCTTCAGAATATCATCAGCACTGACGATAAGTCGGCTAGCCACGTGTGTCCTTTCTATGAGTGGGGGACCCCGGGGCCCTTTTACAGACCCCGGGGTATAAAAATCAGCCGCGCCGCATCTCCCTGATGAAGATCCAGATGAGCCAGAATCCTCCGGTCACTGAGACCATGAAGACGTCAAACAGGAAGTTGAAGAGTCCGTAGCGTCGCATCAGGCAGCCACCTCCTCATCGTACTTGGCGTCGAGCGGGTCCTCGGCGATCGTGACATACATGGTTCCCAAATATGCCTTCACGCCGGAGTTCCCATTGACCTCCCAGACATATGGGTTGATCGTGAGGTCCACGTTCAGGATCTCGACGTAGTCCAGGCTGCCCACCGTCTGCTCGGTGATAAACACCTTCCGACGAGTCAGGTTCGGGATGCAGACGATCTTCGGAGGACGGGCCCGGTAGGAAACCTCCACCTTGAGATAGTGTGTGAGGGCATCCGGGTCAGTTCGAGACTCCCGGGACTTCAGGTTCCATCCGTCCTTCTCGAGGGCCTCGACCATGTCCTCGGGGATCTCAACACAGAAGGTACGCTTTGTACCACCAGCGTAAGGACCCTCAGCTGAGAAGTCCTTGAAGAAGATGCGGGCATTCTCGATTGTCAGGTTGCTGAGTCGTGCCATTGTGTACTCCTTAGAGAGAGGTGCGGAAGTCGTTGTGGATACGGTCAAGAGGCCAGGACGCAATCTCCAGGACCTTACGGATGAACCCGGTGAGGTTCTTGCGCTGTCGACACTTGAACAGAATCGACTTGACGCCATTCGGGAAAGTGATCTCCCCGTACACTACGGCCGGGGTGCGATAGAAACTGACCTCGGCATCGTTCTTGAGGTCGAACTGCATCACTCCGGTAAGAGGGCTGTTGAAGTCCGGCTCAATCTTGGATCGCTTGTCGACGAAGGGTGCCAGATCAAGCCCCTCGAACTCTCCGGCCTCCTCATAGAGAGACCCGTTTGGGTGAAAGTAGTCAATAACGCTTGGGGCCTTCTGGCTCATGCGATCCACTCGTCCTTAAGGTCGATCTTGTCGTGCATGATCTGCCTGAGGAACTCACAGGCGATCTGGTACTCACGGTTGTTGTAGATATAGATGGGCTTGATGGTGATGTCCTCGTCGTGGAGGAACACCCGCATCACAATGATCCGGTGGATGGGATCATAGGTGACGACGAAGCTGTCCCCGTTCTTGAGCTGGTACTCAATGATGTCGGGGGCGTTACAGATGACGAGAATATCGTCAACGTCATTCTTCTCGCGATACTCCACTCCTCGGCGGAATGCCTCGAAGCAGTCCTTGAGCTCAATGAACTCCGTGTCGATCCGAAGATGGGTATCGTGGGCGACAATCTTTCCAGGCATGTGTGTTCCTTTCAGAAAAGCCTATACCCCAAGTTAACGGGGTATAAGCGAGATCAGTCTTCGATCTCGATGTGGTCTCGAGCTTCCTTGACGGCCTTGACGGTCTCGTCGAACTGCTTCTCGACTTCGCGGGCAACGATTGCGCTAGCAGCAACACCAGTGCCCACGGATCCGAACCAAAGCAGAATCTTAGCGATTCCATTTGCGTTCGAAACCAGGGGCTTGGTGAGCTTGCTGGCAATCATACCAGCTCCAATGGAGGTGAGTCCGGAGATGATAATCTTGGCAACGGGCAGCATGAGGGTTTCCTTTCGAGTAGAGGGGTCTCATATTACCCTTGGTTTCTGACGCGGACCCCCGGGCCCTTTTTACAGACCCGGGGGCTTTTACACATCAGGTGTAGTTATGACGGAAGCATCCGGCATCCTGCACGAACATCCAGTGCCGCTGCCAGAAAGGCCCGCGGACAAGAACCCAGCGCCAGCATCCCATATTATTTCACCTCCTTCGTGACTAGATCTTCGTCAGACTATTTCAGGTGTAGTTGTACCGGAAGCAGTTAGCGTCCTGCACGTGAATTCGAGTCCAACCATGCCAGCGAGACCACATCCACATCCAACGTCCACACATATCACTTCACCTCCTCATGGTACAGTCGGGAAATAGTCTTCCTGCTCGAGCCGGGCATAAATACCAGCTCGTTCAGGCCGTCATGGGTAAACATGTACGCAGTCCAGTGTACCCAGTTGAAACACAGAATCTTGCCATCTCGGGGACAAGCGATTCGACAGTACCCCAGGTCATCCTTGAGGATACGGGCATTCCAATACTTATTGACTCGCCCGTCCTGAGAATATACAGTCACCGTGAAGTGCTTGACGTTGACCCCGTAGATGATCGGATCGTCAAGAACCGGGTCTCGATCTTTCTCGATCGAGTGCTCTTTATACGGACCCCACTGGTTCTCGTACTCAGCCATCATTGTCTCCGTTCCAGATGTACGGCTCAAGCTCCAAGGGTGAAGGCCTCAAAGTCGCCGAATTCTCCCACCGCAGTCTTTGCAGCGTCAGCAAGACCTTCGAAGTAACGCCACTCGACATATTCCTTCCAGTCTTCTGCGTGAGCTTCCTTGAAGGACTCGAACTGTACCCACCTGTAACCGGTACTGCCTGATGCGGCATGGTACGCACCATCTTTCTCGCGGAGAAGGATCCCGCCTCCACGGTTCACGGGGACGAAGGCGCCGGTCTTTCCGACGAACTCCATCTCAGGGTTGTCTTCTGTTCCGTTGTTCAGGTACAGAGCGGTGGTGACGCTCTTGGTTTCCGCCACGTCTCGAATATCCAACTCCTCCTTCGAGAAGAGCTCCTTGAAGACGTAGGGGTGCTGGAACTGGGCACCGGTGGCGCTCCACTTCCCATCCTCGTAGTCGATATAGACGGCCTTGTTCACAAGACACATACGGTCGTAAGTAGCCTCGTGCTCGAAGGTGTATCCGTACTTCTTGCCGAACTCCATGACTTTCTCGATGATCTCGGGAGTGGCCCTCGGGATCTTGATCGAGTCGGTCTTGATGTGTGCAACGTCGAAGCCCTGTTCCTGTACGAAGTGCTTCAGATCCACCATGAACAGAGCGCCACGCTTGGCGACAATGTTGTCCACATTGCGTGGGTCCTTGAAGGCGTTGGGGAACTTTGCCGCAGTGAGACCATACACCGAGTTGATGACGATCTTAAGAGCAAAGGCCAGTGCCTCATAGTCCACACCCTCCTCGAGGAATGGCTGGAGAGCTCCGTCTAGCAGAGAGCCTGCGAGCTTGTCGTCGTGGTGCTTGATGGCGACTCGGGCTTGCTTGATCTCGCTGAAACGCTTAGTGTATCGGTCTCCGAAGAGGTTGAGACACTCGATTGAAGTGGGATGCATGCTCGCAACGTCGAGAAGTGCGACGTCGACGTAGATTCCTGGTTCGGCGTAGACGTATCCGCCCTCACCGACCTCCTCCCCACGATAGGTAGATTTGCCGAAAGCGTACTGATAGCCAGGGAATTGCTCACTGAGATCGGTGTATACGAACTCACTCTGGGGGTTCCTGTTCTTCCCGAAGATGATGAACTGACTGTGCTTGTTTGTTGTGTCATTAGGAGTCAAGCCAGACAGCTCGGCAAGCATAAGGCGGGCCTGCCAGTCCGCGTGGAGGTGGTTGAAGACCTCCTCGGTTGCAATAACATCGTTATCACAGTACTCCGCCACCTCTTCCCAGCGATCCTCAGGAACGTTCTCATCCCAAGGAATACCGAGCTCCTGGTGATGCAGTCCAAGCTCGATCTCCCACTTCTTGAGGGACATCTTGGTGGCTGCGAAGTCGTACACATCGGTGTAGGACAGGTTGTACGCCTCAACGAACCCAGCAGTCACGCTGTTCTCGATGATGCGCTTGCTCAAGTCATACAGCTTGGCGTTATTGAAACCCAGCGTACGAGCGTAGAGAATATGGTTGTCGTACTTACGGCAGTTGAAGCCGACAAGCCGCATCTCGCAGAGGGCCTCGATCTCTTCGGGGGTGGGGTTAATCATCCGGTGTACCTGCGGATTACCCTTCACCTTCCAGTTCACGAGGAATAGGTTCGGGAACACCTCACAGTCGAAGAAGACGAGCTCACCGGTAGGGAACCCGACAGACTTCTCCTCAGGATCCTCGTTGGTGAACGGCATCTCCATAACTGCCTTGATGGCTGCCTCAGACTGGTGAGTCGAGTTCATCGCAAACGCAAGAACTCGAGGCTTCATGTCCTTGACATCATACACCATCCCCTGTTCCTTGGCATCACGGAGGATCTTGGCGATGAAGTCGACCGAGGGCTTGGTTGAGGGATGGATCTCCTTTCGAAGGTTGCGCTCAATAAGCTCCCTGACCTTCTTCTCGTTGGCCATGGTGGTCTTGTTGATCACTTTCTTCTCCTTAAACGGCAGCCCCTCCGAAATATGAGCCACCGGGATGTTGTTGCAGTGAGTGACCTTTCTCCTCAGAGAGGAATCACCCGTGAAGACCTTGATCTCAATGTCTTCGTCGTAGAGCCTCGCCAGTTCGGAAGGGTCTCCGTCGTAGATGTAGTGGAGGTGAACTCCATTACCACCTTGACTGGTCTCGGCGTAGGTAGGGGGCCATTCTGAGGCGGCCTGTAGGTTTCGATTAAGGTCCTTCCGACCGTCCTCCTTGATATCAAAGTCGATGACGATGTGGTTCTCGGGGACTTTGACGTAGTGGACTTCATGAGTGTCTATCTCACGAAGAGTGGTTCGAACGTTTGCCCATCGGAACTGCGGAGTCCCATGGTCTCCGGCTCTCTGGGCTGGACAGTCCGCCAGAACGTCGTCGAGAAGGGACTCGGAGTAGTCGAGGGCCAGTGAATATGGCTCCTCTGGAGAAGCCTCGAGTTCGGCAGGATCCAGTAAGTAATCCCTGAAGCCGGAATAGACACTGCGTAGTCTATTGCCGTCATGCTGTACACGTGAATGAAACTCGTCAAAGTAATCTTTGAGCTCTTCGCGGAAGATGTATCGGCTCTTCGGGTACGGGATATTACTCTCACTACAGTACTCCTTATACAGCTTGTATGCCATGGTGAGACTAACGTACTTCTCTTCCTTGAAGAGGAGGTAGTTCTCCTCAACAAAGTTGTAGAGCACATTGGTCTTCATCATCATGTCCTGTGGCTTATAAGCGTCGTAGTAGTGCTTTCCAAGACTCCTATAAACCCCAAGACAGTGATTAGCGATCCTACCAAGCTCGTCACGGATCTGCGTCATCAGTGTCTGATACTCGTCAGCCCCCACGGTTTGTCCGGTGGGGGAGATGTCAATCAATCGACGGATAATACCAGACTTAGAGTCTGTGATCTTGACTGGCTTGTTCGTGCCAATGAAGAGGAGGGCGTTGATTCGCTTGGGGTAGCGCTTCACACCCTTCTCGTTGATCAGGATCGTCTCATGGGCAACCACGCTGTTAAGAAGGCCATTAGTTTCGATACGAGAGAGGTCTCCATCCTGATCGATGGCCACGAGCGAACTCTTACCGAGGGTACTTGTAGCAAACTGATCTGACTTGGATCCAAGAGCTCCTGCATCGAATGTAGTTGTATAGCCTTGGAATAGAAGCTCCAGAATATTGAGGATCGTTGACTTTCCCGAACCCGGGGGACCATATAGGACGGCAAACTTCTGAATCCTCTTAGAGTCGCCAGCCACGATGGAGCCGATGAGCCACTCAAGCTTTCGTCGAGCATCCTCATCATATAGAGTTCCAACGAGAGATCCCCAAGCGACCGGCTCGCCCTCCTCGAGAGAGTATGGCAGCCTTGCAGTGGCATAGTCTTCCTTTCTAGGAGTACTGTCCGCAAATATGAGCTTGCTGTTAAGCTCCTGACCGTTGTCAGGTAGCCTGGACTTCCAAGTCTGGAAGCTGGTCCATAGTCCAGTGTTGTAGTTGGACATAGTTTTTACAACGGTCTCGATCTGACCCTTGTAGTTCTTCTGGTGCTCGAAGAGGGATCGGTCTACAAACGTAGCGACGTCAAACTCGTCTGTAGACCATAATCCCTTCTCCTCATCCCAGATTGCCTGGAAGTCTCGCCCCTGAATAAGAATATCCCTCGATCGTCCGACGAGGAACTCAGGGTAGATTTCCACCTTTCCACTCTTTGTGGTACGCTCGCAGATTCGGTAGAAATCCATGAGTCTCCTTTACAAGTAATGTTCGTTTGCGTAGGCATTCATCTGGGCCCAGAGTTCTGCCTTTCGCATATCACGTGCGCCATGTAGCGGGATCGCCCGAAGAGGGAACATAGATCCGTGTCCCAGCTTCGTGTAATCCCTAGAGTTGATCCGCTCGAGGATAGAGTCGACTTCTTCCTCATGGCGGGGGTTGAACAGGGCCTCATCGTTGTAGTCGTAGAGGCCACAGTTCTTCACCATCTCCCAGAAGTACCATTCCAGAGAATATGGTGTATCGTCATCCTCAAGCATCATGTCCATACGCTCGGCCAAAGCGATGAACATCTCGAGCATGGAGCAAGACTGCTCGTTAAGCCAGACATAGGACACATCCGGGTTCTCCCGAGTGAATGCCCTACGAAGGTCAATACCATCCTGTGCACGGTTGATGTCGTTCGGAATCGTCACTCGGAACGGCGTCTGGTGCATGATCTCGAGCAGGCTCATGAACGACTCCTCGGGGCACTCGGCTTGACGAGTATCCCCGGTTCGATCCACAAGCCACTCGAAATATGAGTTATCCGGTGCCGCCTCGATCATTACTCGTCCTCGTAATACTCAACCCCGAGAACCGAGTGCTCGTAGGAATCGTCGAGAATGGTGATCTCGAAGTCCGCGTGGCGGCTCATGCTTCGGACATAGATGATGGTGTCGGAGGCGGAGATCCCGCTGATAATATTGTCAAACCAGGACGTATCCTGCATAGGAACGCCCCGGTTATCAGCAAAGACATCATCCTCCATATAGTACGTGAGCTCGACATGCTCCTGATGACCCTTAGCCCGATACTCCTCTTCAGTGATCTGGTAGGCCTCGAAGTGCTGTCGATCCATCGTACGCTTGGTTACTTCCTCCTGGTCGGGATCTTCCACAGGAGTCGGAGAGTAGTCCACAGCAACGCTCGGTACCACCGGCTCAGGATCGGGTTCGCGATCCTCTGAATCAGGGCCATCTCCCACTCGCTCTTTGTGCTTCGCTTCAGCAATTTCTGCAAGCTCCTTGTTGATCTCGATTGTGGCTTCCTGGAAGTCCTGCTCGAACTTGCGAGCAAGAACGAAATATACGCCAAGGCCGCCTGTGACAGCCCCGGCTGCGAAATATGCGATCTTGTCAAGCATGGTCACCTCAGATCTTGTCGTACATCACGCCGTCGACATTGAAGTCCAGCGCCCACTTGGTGACAGTACGACCGTTCTTGTCCTCACCCTCGAAGGTGCCCTCGAAGATGTTGAAGTCGACGAAGTCGTCGCCATTACCCTTGACCCAACCAGTCACAGCACCAGCGGGAGTGTGGGGGAACCCAAGCATCTTGTAGACCTCGTTGAGGAAGATGTGCCCACGAGTCTGCAGAATATCATTCGCGTACTGCTGCTGGCACTTGAGGTGGAGCATGGCCAGGTCCTCGTCGGCAGACCAGTTGACATTGGTGTCGTCGAAGATCACCCCGTAAGGAGAGACCCCATCAACAGCGGAGATAGCCTCAAGAGTCATCTCATCCTTGGTGAGATCCTCCTCAGCAGTGGACACAAGAGCGTCGAGCACCGCGTCCTTACCGAACTTGGACTCGATCTTCTTCTTGTAGGTCTTGAAGGCCTGGTCGACAGCAGCATAAGCTGCAGCGAGAGAGGCGTTACGCTTCAGCATGATCCCGTGTCCAGTGATCAGAGAAGCGATAGAGGCCGCCCCAAGAATCAGGGCGGGGGCATAAAGCTTACCAAGCTTGGTGGTCATTCGGGTGTAGAGGATAACCTTGTCCCGAGTGGCGTCCTTGTCGGTGAGCTTACCGTCCTCGTGGGCCTCGTGGACCTTGACGAGAAGAGCAGCCTCCTCAGCAATGGTCTCCTCAACCTTGAGGGTGGCCTTAGAGGCGAGAACCGTGGTACCGATAAAGCCGACAGTACCAGCGGCAGTCAGAATAGTGGGGGCGTGCTTGCTGAGAACCAGTCCAGCGCGTCCGGCGAGACGGGTAACGATTCCGAGATTCATTTGATGCGTCCTGCTTCCTTGAGTCGAAGATAGATAGCGATTGCCTGGTCGTCTTCCATGCGTTCAACACGGCGACGCCATTTGTCTGAGAATGGATAGGCGGCAATAAGCTCAAGCCGCACTTGCTGAGGATTCATCGTGCATTGATGTGGTCAGGTTTCGGGAGCTGAAGCATGTAGCCACGACGGCTACGGATCACCGACATGTACCGGGCCGAAGTCCAGCCCCAGTTCTCGTCAGTGTATTCGGTAGTGATACCGCAGAGATCGTAGAGATCGGCGACGGTGGCAAGACCGTACTCCTCGATGATATCTCCGAGTCGGTCGATAACGAGATAAGCTTCATCTCGGGACTCGAGCTCGATCTCTGAGAAATCATGGTATCGACGTGTACGAGGAGAAGCGTCTCGGCGATTGCCTGGTGCTGAGCCTGGTCGAGAATATGATCCGTATGAGACACGGGACCCCCCGGACGAGCTGCGAGCTCGAGGAGAAGACTCTCCGAAGAGGAGACGTTCGATGCCCTGACTGACCAGATCCGAGAGTGTGTTCTTGATAGCAGGGATAGTAACATCGTAGAGTAGATACTCGCCGACATTGTGGATATCCTCTCCAACGAAAGCGGAGACAGCCTTCGTTCCGAAGCTAGACTTCTTCTTGGTTACGGCGGCAGTGGTGACCTGCTCAACCTTCTTGCGCTCAGGGAGCTTGCTGTTGGATGGGAGGTTCGGTCGGATTGGTGCGTTAGCCAAGGTGGCTCCTTTCAAGGAGGTGGGGGCCCCAGATTTCTCCAGGGCCCCCAAATATAACTCAGAGGTTGTTGAGCTCCGTCTCCTTAAGCTTGGAGTCGAGCTCCTTGTACTTCGGGTCGTCCTTAACCTGCTTCATGATCTTCTCAGGCAGGATTCCCTGGTAGAACTCACGGACGAGAGAGGGGTTGTCCATCAGCTGGTCGAAGAGCTCCTCGTACTCAGGCGAGTTGAGGAAGGACTCCTTAATCTGCTCGGACTTCACGAACTTCTCGCCCTGACGCTCACCGTATGCAGAACCGATGAGGTCGTCGAAGAACTTCATCATGGTGTACAGGTCTTCGTTGTCCATAGCGGCCTGGAGCCACTGCTCGAACGAGGTGACATTGTCATACCGCTTGATGAAGTCAAACATCTCACGGCGAGACAGGTGAAAGTAGAGCTTCTTGGTGGTGGGCTCGTCGTCGAAGATACCCTTGATACGGATGATGTGAGAGAACATGTGGTGGTTTCCTTTCAGTTGATCTTGAAGTAGTTTTCCTTGGGAGACACAAGGAAGTCGACGGTCAGGACAGGCTCGCCCTTCTCAGTCAGTTGTGAACCGAACTCCACCGAGAGGGAGTTCGGCTCGGACCATCCAACCAGTTCACCGGCTGCAATGGGTGGAAGTCCAAGCCCGTTGTAGAACTCGTTGAGGGAAGCGTAGCATTCAAGGTTGAGCTGTCCATTGATGTTGTTCTCGACTCGGCGGATGGATTCGATGTCGGACTTGAAATACCGCCCCGAGAAGATGTCATAGCAGAGAACGTCCCCTCCCCCGGCCACAAGAATAGTTCCGGGATGTGGTTCACCAGCTGCCGATACCGATTTCTCTGCAACGCGGGCCTTAATCTTCTCGCGGTCCTTCGGCTTAACCACGTCCGCCACCGCTTCTCGATATCGCTTAAACGCCGCCTCCGAACCTGTGTAAGCCAGTGCGAACGCCGCTCCTCGAGAGTACTGAATACGATTCGCCGCGATGATCGATACCAGAGTGCATACGCCTGCGATGGCAGGGGGAATATATACTCGATATGATACTGCGAACTTCTCCTTCCACGAGAGGTCCTCGGGTGAGCGAAGATTGGCTTCACAGTAGTCTGCGATCTTCTCGACTGCGAGCGTAGTAGACTTCGCCGTGAGTACGGCCGTAGCAACGGTCCCGACGCATGCCGAGGCCGTGAGAATAGCCGGAGCGTTAGCCTTGAAGAATTGCGTAACACCGTTCGCATTGATCACTTGTTCTCCTTCATCTGGATCGTGGTCTCTTCCTTACCTAGGGCCGGATATGTCGTACGAGAGATCTCGAGCTTGCTAAGGTGAGCAGCTACCTCCATACGAATGAGAGACTCAATGTCCTTGCGAGTCAGAACGCCCTGCTGCTTGATAGTTCGATCAATCTCTCGCCTGAGGTCAGACGTGATAACAAAGTCCCCCCTAGGACCTTGCTCGCCATCGTATCCTCGAGGACCGCGCTCACCGGGTTCTCCCTTAGGTCCAGGAGGACCCTGAATAACCTTGACCTTGCACCACTCCGACTTGAAGATATAGGTACACACTCGGATGAAGAGGGTGATGAGATTGAGCCAGACGACTACGATCGTAACGGCCCCGAGAATATACAGGGTCCACCAGATGATGCTCACTTGCGCTTCCTTTCCACCCGCTTGAGACGCGGCTTCAGTTTGTAGTTCTGCGGATTGTTGACACAATCCAGGATATAATCTGGGGTGAACTCCCAGACGCCATTTTCCCGAGGGAAGTGCCGAAAATCGAGAGAGTCCGCCGCCATGCGTCTAAGGTACTCTCGTCGAGAATCTCCTCGCTTGCAGGCTCGTGCTTCTCCCGTTGCTCCATCGACGCCAAGGTATAGGATGGACAGCGCATCGGCTGTGATAATGTCTGGGTGTCGTGATAGGAGTTCCATGACACCTCCTGGCGTGAGGATGACAACTCGATTAGAGCGGTCTCCCCTCCTGGCAATCTCGTCACGTGGTACCCCGTAGCGCCAACCTCGGAAAGTTTCGACGCAAAGGAGGTCTCCCCGGGTCTCCCACTCTGCGAATGCTTGATCCTTGAGGAAGTAGTAGGCAGAAGCGTCCTCTCCCATACGTCGAGGGCGTGTGGTGGCAGTTCGTACTGCATGGTATCCCTCATTCTCAACCAGCTCCTTCTGGAACGTAGACTTGCCTGAACAACTTGGACCGAGAAGTACGACTAACATATCACTCCGCCGAGATCGTGTAGAGGATGACTGTGAATGCGCAGAGAAGGAACCCGATTGCCGTCATGACAAGCTTGGTGAAGAAGGCCACGTTTGTTAGCCATACAAGCCAGGTTGCGAAGCTGATTGCGCCGAAGACGATCAGGAAGATGAGGCTGATGAGGATGTAGTAGATCGGTGGTTCCTCGAACATGTGTGCTCCTTTCTCGAGGAAAAGCCTATACCCCAAGTCGGGGTATAGTGCTGAATTACCAGCGGTTGATCTTACGATCACGGCGCGCGATGAAGCGCTGCTGAACACCAACAACGTGCTTCATCCGGGAGTTGGCCCCGCGTCCAATAAAGCAGGAGGCGAGAACAATTCCGAGGATGAAAACAGCGCTCTTGATGACAGAAACGATGATGCGAGTCATGAGGGTGGTCCTTTCAAACGGAGGGGTTTCAATATAGGACCGGTTTTTCTCGCGGGCTATTTCATCTTCTTTCGAATCTCTCGAAGCTCGAGCCAGATAAGCAGCAGTAGGCCATAGATACCAAGCCACTGTCCGAATTCCATATGTACTCCTTAGAAAAGCCTATATCCCAGGTCGGGATATAGGATGAGGTCTCAGTCGGTCTCTTCAGAGGCTTCGATCTCGTCGAGCTCATCGAGGTCGTCGTGCTCAAGCTCTTCGGGCTCGTCAACGTCCGGAACCGAGCGGAACGCCATGACGCTGAGTGCGGCACCGGCTGCGATAACAGCGGCACCAGCAATCAACTTCTTGGAGTTGCGCTTGGTAGCGGCGATGAGAGCGTCCTTGTTGAACTTGAACTCGACAATCTTCTCGTTGGTCTCAACGGTGGTGTCGGTGGTCTCAGTCATGAGGGTTTCCTTTCAAATCAGAGGGGTCTCATATAAGGCATGGTTTTTCTCGCGGAAAGCCTATACCCCATGTTGGGGTATAGAACTTGGATCAACGGGAAACGGCGAGAGCCTGTTCCACCATCGTATCCCATTCCTCATCAGTCATCAGCTCAGCGCGCAGCTTTGCGTTCTCATTCTCGAGCTTCCACACACGGTTCCTAAGAGTGTAGGAGGTGTGCTTCTGCTCTTCGTGAGCAACGGCAAAGAAGATGCTGAGGATGGTGACAAGGCAGAGGGCGATGTAGAGCATAGTCTTTCCTTTCGTAGGATCTTCAATATAGGGCTGGTTTATCTTGCGAAAAAAAAAGATAAGCCTAGATCCCATGGCGGGATCTTTGGCTGGAAGGTGGTAGGATCAGAAGTTCCAGGTCTTCTTCTTGCCAACCATCTCGGCGACAATCAGCAGGGTGCCGATGACGACGAAGGGGGCGATGACAAGAGCGAGGAGGGTGGTCATTGTGTTTCCTTTCTAAGGGTCTTCAATATACGGTGTGTTAATCCTGCGACTCATGTGACTAGAGTGACCAGGCAAAAAAAAGATAAGCCTAGATCCCATGGCGGGATCTAGAACTGTGTCAGAGGTAGTAGTGGTCGTACTGCTCAGAGCTCAGTCCAGTAGCAGCAAGCTCCTCGGCGTAGTCGAGGGCGGCCTGTGCAGCGGCGGGAGAGAGGTTCATGAGAGCGTCCTTTCTATGACGGGTTTCAATATAGAGCCCGTTTTCCACGCGAAAAAAAAAAGATAAGCCCAGCCCCCCATGCGTATAGCACAGGGGGCCAGGCGAATCTCAGAAGGGTTTAACCTTCATGATCAAACCGAACGCCTTCGAGCTGACAACAGCAAGTCGCTCGTACTGGAGGACGGCTACGATACCGGCCAGAGAGGTGGCTGCACCGAGAATTGCGTCTTTGCTGAGCTTCTTGCTCTCGCCAAGGGCTTTGGCTTTTGCAAGAGTCTCGACATTTCGAGCAATTGTGGTGTAGTCCTCACTAGCAGGATCGTGAAGCTCGGCCTCCTTCAGAGCAGCTTCAATTGTCTGCTGAATGGGGTCAGGGTTCTTCATGGATGGGCTCCTTTCTAGGGGTTCATTATACCGCAGGTTTTTCTCGCTTAGACCTGCTTGACGTCCAGCGTCACCTTCCCGTTACGGAGCATCTCGGCGACGCCCTGGTCAAAGGTGGCGTGGATCCCCTGGTCCTCAGACACATGGAGAGCGCCGGAGGGCTGAGTACCCTGATACTTGTTGGAGCTAACGCCGAGAAGAACACCCAGGAAGGTGTCGATCGCCGCGATAGTTCCAGCAACCTCAGTCGGGTGAGGCAGGTGCCACAGAGCCGCCAGCGTGAGATAGAGCGCGGAGGTAGCCGGAAGGGCGACCAGCGCAACCCACTTGAGGATGTCGTAGGACTTGTTGTTCAACTTACTCTCCTGAAGGTGCTTAGCCATTGATTTTCCTCTTTGCCGGGGGTCTAGGGGTGGGGACTACGGGAAGATTCTTGACCTCATTCACAATCTTCTCAGCAAGCCCATTTCCCCCGAACTCGGAATAGGGCTCTACGAGATACTTCATGAAGTCCTCATACTCGTCGAGGGTGAGAAATCCTCGATGAAGATATGTCTTCCCGACATATACAATCCGGTCATGGGCCATTCCGAGCAGAAGCCTTGACGTGGCGGACTTCCGCTCACTGCGCTTCATGATCCAAGCCCACATCCCGGAAGATCCCAGAACCGACAAGAATATCGCAAGGACGATGTCGGTCAGGGGGTTGAATCCGAAGTGCTGCATGTTAACCGATCGCTAGATAGGGACGAACCCCGAGTGAGTAGTTAATCGGGGCGTGGGAGAACTGGCCCGTGGACTTCATGTATACCGCGGTCTGTGCCGAAGCGCGCTCACGAAGCCAGTATTCCTCCTCAATGTTAACAAGGGCGGGGTTGAGTCGGAAAGCGGGGAACTGGTTGTGGTGCATACCCTTGGCGAGGGGATCGTTGAAGATCGACGTCCCCCAGAGCATGGCCTCGTCCATGATGTTGATGTGCGGGTTATACCAGCGCCAGTCCCTGACTGCGCCGTTACCATCGTACCCAGTAGCGACTCGAGTCCAGACGCCGACCATGTTAGACCGTCCGAACAGAGACTCAGCCATACGACTGCCCTGTGTCATAGTGGACTGGTTGAGCGTCGAATCAACGTAAGAGCGCTGATCTGGGATCGTGGTGGACCATGCGTCTCGGAACAGAGACCTGTCTGGGACTACGACGATGTGGTTCTGGCGGAATGGTGGCTCACCGATATTGATGAAGTAGTTGAACGCCACGATTCGCCAAGTGACACCGGAATAGGTCCAGTAGTCACCGAGGTACATCCCCGAGAATGATCCGCTTCGAATCGCCTGGAGATAAGGCGTCACTGAATTACCAAGAGACGCTCCTCGGTAGATCGAGTTGTGGACGCCGACATTCGAGTCGTTAAGCATCCCATAGACTGACCCCGAGTTAGTGAACTTCTCGTTGATCTGAGTGATCTTGAGCTCGGTACCAGCAACTCGACCCTCGACGGCCTGGATACGATCGTTCTGGTTCTTGTCGCTCACCTTGAGATTAGCAACATCTGTCGAGGTGTTACCTCCAGCGTTAGCCAGGGCGTCTCGAACCGAGTCGAACCAGGTATTGAACTCGCCCTGGAGCTTGGCCTGGAGAGAGTCCAGATTGATGGTCTCGAGCGGGCCACGCACGTAAGGAGTACGAGCACTACCCACAAGGTTGACGATGTTCTCGGCAACAATCTGTCGAGAGTTCTTGATGACCTTGATTTGGGCAAGAGCGAAGGTCTGTCGGTCACCGCTGTCCCCCACATTCGGGATCAGCGGGGTAACCGCAGGGGTCCCCTGGACCACCTTGATCTTGGCGCCACGGACAGCCTTGGATCGATCAACCTCGATACAGACCAGGTCAATTCGGTCCAGAGTTGCATGAGAACCAGTGAGAGAGACCGTCTCATCACCCGAGTTCTCGACCCATCGGTTGTTCAGCCAAGCCTTGCCCGCGCCGACATACACGGACATACCGTTATTGGTGGGGCGGACTCGGAACTTGTCTCCCACGTTGGGGAAGACCCCCGGTGCGATAATGCCGTCGAAGAGCGAGCCGAACTGGTCCGCATCGTATGTCCGGTCACCATTCACCGAGTTGTAGAAACCACTAGAAATGGCCATGCATTAATCCCTTTCTCGAGGAGCAATGACCTCTCCGGGGCCACCGCGAGTGAAGTCGATACGGAAGCCGTCACCATTCCACTTGGTACGAGACGACATTGAGATAGTGGGAACCCGAGAGAACCCACTACTGGACCAAGACTCAGTCATCTCAGTCAGCTGGCACTCAATTGGCTCTGCGTTGCTGCCCGAGGGGACGTAGTAGAAGATATCTCCTACATCGAACCCAGTACGGTACTCGACATTGGAGAAGCTGTTAATCTTACCCGAGATCATCTTGAGCGGGGTATACTTCGGGAACATGGCGTCCAGAACCCAGAAGGGATACCACACCTCGCTCAGAGATGTGATATGCTTCCGCTGAAGATCAGTAAGTGCTTTCCAGTCCTTGATAGAGTAGGGCTTGTGGACCTGAGTATTATCCCACAAGACTTCTCGTCGAGTAATTGGATTCTCAGATCGAAGTGTGTGTGCCCGAGTGTGCGTGCTACCATCGGCAATCCACTTCAGATCCACATCTCCGGAGTCCCAGACCTCATAGATCGTACTCTTCTTATCGACAATGGAGTCCACTGACTCGAAGTCGGAGAAGTTGTCATTCTCCTGAGCGAGGGTAATGGTCTGGATGAGTCGCGGCGCAGTCACATAGCAGTGAATACCCTGGTTCTCGAGCTTGATCTTGTAGAAGAGAGAATATCCGTTCGGCTTACACGCCGACAAGACGTTCTTGAACATCTCAGCAATGGGTGCTCGGTCGTAGATGATCCACTTACCATCCTGGATCTTCTGCCCAGTGTCGTTGACGTAGGCCATCTGCGACACTCGAGTTTCTCGATGGAAGTTGAAGTTATCGATCCTACGAGCAGCCTCTGCGTCCTTTCCGAGATGCGCATGGGCCAGATTTTCTGCCGTCATTTGAGCATTGAACTGGCCATTCTTGTCTGGCTCAATCCACTGCCTGTGAGGTAGGACTCTCCACTCAAACATCGACTCGAGAGAGCGTCCGGTATACTTGTGGAGGTAGACACCGTCATCCTCCTGCTTAACCGTGGCAGTCTCGATGACCATAGCTGTCGATGTATCATCTCGAATGAACAGGTTCCCAAGACTGTACTCATACCCAGGTTGATCCGAGTAGAGCTGAAGCTCGAACTGGCCGTAGTCATATGCCCGCTCGGTCCAATTGAGGGAGTAGAAGTTATTCGGAACCTCAATCCACGAGTTGTAGTTATGAAGGAACGCGAAGAACAGCTGCATTAGATCCCCCTATAAAGTGTATCGTATTCCATAGAGACGTTAACGTCATCAACGCCTCCAGCATACTGAAGGGCGATCGTGTTGATTCCTGGGTGCATCTGAATCCAGGTACTCCCTGGGGCCAGAACACCAGTGATGTAGGACTTCCTTCCTCGAGCCTGGTGAGTGATCGACTTCTTACCAGGACGAGTGTCAACGACAATACTCTCTCCAGCATAGAAGTTTCCAGCTCGAGAGATAGACATTGTCTCGTTGAAAGTCGTATTACTCAGGATAAGGTTACTGACCGTACCGAGGAACTCAACAGTAATAGTAACACCAGCCGGGTAGTCACCAAGGTATCGGATATCCTTACCCGAGGAGTTGGTCATGTCACCGAACTTGAGCTTGTGGTTGTCCTGTGAGAAGAACGGGAACTCGAAGGTGGGCGTGTTGTCGTTGAAGCCCACAACCTTCTGAATCTGAGTAGCGGAGGACTTCCAATACGGATCCAGCCCGAGAAGGGAAACCTGGATTTCCTGCCGCTCAGAGAAGATGTTCGGCTCGACGGACTCGACTATGAAGTCTGAGTGCACGTTAAGCCAGTCAGTTGTCACACCGAGAGTAATGGTCTCCCCGACTCCGAAGTATGAGTAGCACTTGAGTCGGAGTTCCTGAATGTCGGTCCCCCAGGGGATCAGAGTCAGTACCACAGTACGAGTACCAACCCTGATCCCCTTAAGGAACGCTCCGTCCAGCAGGGCGAATCCATCAGTGCTGATGTCCGCCTTTACTGGCCCCAGACCAGTAATCTCCTTGACCGCGACCCCCGACTCGTAGGGGTTCGTGATGTCGATGGTTAGACGATCCCCCGACTTTGTCGTGGACGAGATCTCTGAGATCATAGTGTCAACTTGTCCTTTGCCATTGCAAGCTGAGTGTTGGTGTTGCGGTAGATAGTAGCCGCATCCAGCGCCTCAGGCGAGTTGTTGGTCTGGTTGAAGGTGATGTTTGTAACACCATTTTGACTATTCTTGTCAGAATTGTCAACTGCGATCGGAGCAGGAGGTCGAGCAGCATTAGCTGCCTGAGCTGTGACTCCGATGGCGGGCATGAAGTTGTTGATGCCCTTAGCCTGCTTCTGCATCTCGGTGAGGTCCAGAATAGGCTTGATTTCTGGCTTGAAGGACGGGTCATCCTCGATGAGTTCGTTTACTCCGTCGAGCGCCTTTGACATAGCGTCGTAAGCTGCGCCAGCCATACTACCGCCGGCATCAGCAACACGATCACCAGTATCCTCGATACCTATAGCAAGACCCTCACCGACATATCCTCCAAGTTCCATCATCAGTCGAGAAGGAGAGTGGATCTTGAAGTAGCTCTTGACCTTGTTGTAACCCTTCTTGGCTACGTTCAGCATAGATTCACCGAAGCTCCAGGCCTTGGATGCGAGACCGTTGGTCATACCGTCGACAATAGCCCAAGCAATCTCTCGACCAACCTTGTTGAAACGAGGAGCGTACTTGTTAATAGCATCGCGAACACCTTCAAGAAGCTTGAGGACCGTCCACATACCCTTGTCAATGATCTTCGGACCATTCCTAGCAATTCCATCGAGGAAGTTGAGGATAACATTCGTAGCGGCGTCAATGACCTTGCCAATGTTGTCAGCAATTCCATTCAGGAAGTTCGCCAGGATGGTAGCGCCCTTCTCACCAAACTCATAGGCGTGGTTAGCCAGTTCGGTGAGCATTGCCTGGATAAGGATGAATAACGTAGCCACGATGCCTGGAATGTTAGCATTAATGGCATAGATAATCGCCCCAAGAAGCTGCGCCATAGCCACCGCAAGTTCGGGGGCTTTAGCCCCTAGAGTGATGATGAAGTTGGCAATGGCGTTTGCCACATCAATAGCTACCTGGGGTAGAATCGCCGCCAGCTGCTTGAGTCCCTCAGTAAGGACCAAGAAGGCCGCTGCTCCAGTGGTAGCCGCGATACCCAGTACTGCTGCGAAGGCCGCCATACCGATAGAGATCGGGAGTAGAGCCAGCCCCAGTGCTAGTAGAGCCGCGGTAAGTACGATCATACCTACTGCGAAGTACTGCGCACCAGCCGCTGCAGCCACCAGGATCAGCATACCACCAGCGAGAGCGATCAAACCAATAGCCAGCTGAGTCCAGGTGATTCCGGATAGGGTCTTCATCGCTGAGGCCAGGGCCAGGAACGCGATTGAGGCAATACCAAGAGCAATGGCTCCTGTCTTGAAGGCGTCCGCCGCAGCCATCGAGATGGCGAGGATAGCAAGACCCGCCGCCAGGGCGATGAGCCCCTTAGCTAGAGTCATGATATCCATGTTACCAAGGATTGCCACTGCCCCTGTCAGGACCAAGACCGCTGCTGACATAGCAATAATCGCCGCCGCACCTCGAGCATTAGCTCGTCCTGCGACAGCCATGGCTACCGATAGCTCGAGGATGATGACACCAAGAGCAATAACTCCTTGAAGGAGCTTACCGGTGTCCATTGTTCCGAGCATCCAGATAGCCGCCACAAGGATGTTGCAAGAGACAGCCAACGATAGAAGAATCGCAGCACCCTTGCCCATGAAGGGATCCTTACTAACGACCATCATGAACCCAGACAGGATCGCCACAACCGCAGCGAGGGTTACGACTCCCTGGATAGCCTTACCGGTATCCATGGATCCAAGAGTGTATACTGCCAAAGACAGAATGACACAGGATGCAGCAAGAGCAAGAAGGATTCCAGCGCCCTTCTCGACTCCCTTTGTGGCAGCCATCTTGGTCATGAATTCCTGCATGGTCATCATCAGGATCTTCATAGCAGCAAGGCCGACTACAGCACCCTTGAGATCCATACCAGCAAGAATCCGAACGGCAGTTGCCATCAAGATCATAGCTGCACCCATAGCGATGAGCATAGCCACAATACGAACGCTGTCGTTCTTGAAGGCTACCATCTTGGTCATAGACTCAAGCATGTCATCCATCATCTTGAAGAGGTACTTCAGGACAGCCAGGGTGACTAGTAGCTTCGGGGCCGGGACTAGAGACATCAGGATCAACGCCCCAGCAAGAACACCAAGAGCGATAGCGATCGTAAGAAGCGCCTTGGCCTTGACCTTCTGCTCGAATGCCTCAAGGACTCCTCCGAGCTTATCGAAGATATTACCGAGCTTATCAGCAACGTTCCCGATCTTGTCGAAGTTCTCCTTGAAGGAGTTGATCCATCGAGTAAAGGCGATAAGTACTCCACCACCAATAGCCCCGACAAGGATCTTACCCATGTCATAGGACTTGAGGTTGGAGTTCGCCTGGCTCATGGCATTGCCGATAGAGCCGAATGCATTCTTAGCGCCTTCCTTCACCTTAGGAGCGAAGGTGTTAACCACGAAGTCCTTGAACTCGACGAACTTCTGCTTGATAGTGTCAAAGAGTTCCGGGAGGTGAACTGCTCGAGCGACCTGTTTGATGTCCTCGAACCACTTCTTGAGGAAGTTCTCCTTAGCCGCTTGGCCGGTTTCCTTGGCAGCCTGGGCTGCGGCAGTACCAACCTCAGATACGGCACCGGCTGCCTCCTTAGCCTTAGCCTTTACCTCGCCGTGGCCATTAACCCAGTCTCGGAATGAGACAGCAACGTCCTTGACCTTACCGCCGATGTCAGAGAAGGCCTTGCCGAGCTTGTCCCAAACGGCACTATTTTGAATAGTGTTCCATGTTTCGACCAAGGCGTCTTTCAGCTCAACAAGTTTCTCCTTGAGCCACTGAACCTTCTCGGAAATCTTGAGTTTGTTGCCTAGCTCATCGAACTTTTCACCAAGCTTTGCAACAATAGCCTCAGATGAGGTCATTCCGCTGAAGTCGAAACCCTTGAAGTAGTCGGATAGAGCCGACTTTCCAGAGGTAAGCTTAGCCTTTAGCTTGTCGCCGACCGTCTGACCAAACTCGTGGAGTTTATTCTTAGCCTTGTCAATGCCGCTGTGAATTGAATCCATAGCGGCAGAGAACTGTTGACCGACAACCGAGTTCTTCAGCGCATCCTTGATAAGGCCGAACTTCGAGGCAAGATTCTTGAGTCCTTGTCCGGCACTCTGAACCTTCCCAGTAAAGTCGATCCACATAATGAAGTCATGGATCTTATCCACAACCCACTTGATAGCCTTACCGACGAGGTCGATTGGCGGCAGAAGAAGTTTGAGTAGCTTGCCTCCGAGATCCAGTTTAGTGAACCATTGATCAAACCAGTAGATCGCCTTACCAATCACCTTGGTGATCTGGAATACTCCAGAGTTGATCCCGGTGAACGCTGGGAACAGCGCGCTAATGATATGCGAAGCAACCGTGAAGACTACCTGCGCCACCTCGCCGAGAATCGTGGCGAAGATGTGGAAGATTGAGAACAGTCCTGTGAATGTCCACTCAAGCTTATCCGCAAAGTTATTTGTGATGATGAGCTTAGACGTGAAGTTCTCAAAGGCCTTGGTGATGCGAACAAGACCTTCAGCGCTAGCATTCATGAATACTCGTCGGAAGGCAGTTCCGATCTGTCCGAGAACTTTGACAATGGCCCAGAAGATATTGGCCAGACCCTGGACAAGGGATGCCCGTCCTCCAAGATCCTTCCACATCTGGAGGAATCCGTTTCGCGCGTCAGCGCTGGACTTAATAACGCCACCGAGCCAGTCGCCAATAGACGTGAATAGAACTGATGCCTCTTCAAAGTCACCGAATAGAATTTCGAATGTCTCGGCCCACCCGGAGCCAATAGCTTCCTTGGTGGTGTCAACTAGCTGACTAAACGTTCGAATCTTGGTGGCGGCGTCGAAGGCACCCTGAGCAAACTGCTTAAGTTTATGCGCCTGCTCCTCAGAGTAACCCATCTCGACAAGCTGTGCCTCGGATAGGTCGTTCGTCAAGGCGGTAAGGGTGGTCGTCATGACCTGAGCAGTAAGCCAGTCTTCCTTGAGAGACTCTCGGAAGTTACCGTCCTTAGCAATAGCCTCATCGTAGCCAGTACCCATCATTCGGGAGGTCTCGATAAGGGCATTCCTGAATGACTCTCCACCCATACCTGCCTGGACCAGTGAGTTCCAGTCCTGAAGGTGGACTGCGCCAGCCGCGATAGCCTGAGAAAGCTGAGTGTATGCCGTAGCTGTCTGCTGGGCAGTTGAACCTGAGGCCGCTGCGAGGTTAGACAGACCCTTAATTGATGCCACGGATGTCTGAAGATCGACACCAGCCGCGGTGAACAGACCAATGGCGTGAGTCATGTCGCTGAAACTGTATACCGTCTTATCGGCATAGGTGTTCAGCTCGGCCAGGGAGGTCTTAACTTCGCTGAGGGTGGTCCCCTTCTCAACTGTGTTGGCCATAATGGTCTGAATGGCTCTCATTTTGAGCTCATACTCATTAAAGCCATCTTTGATGGTTCCGATGAAGCCGGAGACCACGCTTCGACCAGCATTAAGAGCCGCGACACCAATTCCACCGAATGCGGTGACGGCAAGCCCCTGCATGACTGTCATGTTCTTGCCGATGTCGAGGGCTTTGGTGGCTAAGTCACCAAGCGTGGTGTTCTTGGCAATCTCTCCTACTCGAGATAGACCATCGGCAGCGCCCTGAAGCTTCAAAGATTCCTTAAGCTTGTCCATACCGGACGCGGATTCTTTGATGGCGGACAGGAACTGCTTGTTGTTCATCTTGAGCGAGACTACCCGCTCGTCAATAGTTGCCACTACTTAGTGACCTCCTTCCAGGCCTTCTTCGCTATCTTGTCGAATACGGGCCTGATAGCGGGATTGATGTAGTCTCGGCCAACGACATACCCGCCATTACGGGTGCCGTGACCATACTGCAAGATGACGGCGATGTTTACGCCGTTGTTTACGTGTGAGTTGGTCCAGGTGATCTTCCAGTTCTCGCCAGTTCTGGTGACTTCATAGTTCCAGCTAGCTGCCGTCTCACCCGACCTGGAGGGGGTCGCCGCCTTAAGAGCAGAAACCCCCTCCTTGCCGAACTGATTCATGATCAGAGCCAGGTCTAACTTCGTCATTCTGTCAAACCAATTCCTGGTGAGTTTCCAGTCTCCCTGGCTCTCGATCGTAATCATGATTCTCCTAGACTAGAGATTCGGAGTAAATATTGGCCACTCCGGAGACCATGCATCCGACAGCACCCTTGGCTAGGGCATCGTCGTACGCCTGCCTTGTCGGGCAGATGTGACCCCATACCGGTTTACCGAGGGCGGTGGTTCGTCGCCAAACCTCATCGCTGGCTTCCCAAGACATACCGATGTAGTCCCAGGGATTGTGCCACTCATTAATCCGACCGTCAGTAACCTGATCCGGATAGGAGTAACCCCAGCACTTCCAACCATCGGACTTCCACTGATTAGCAAGCCATCCGGCGTCGATGGAGAACTTCCAGATGATTCGACCTTGGGCATCAGAGGGGAAGAACTTCTTTAGATCTTGCCAATCAGCGGCCGAGTACTTCGGATCCAGGACAGTGATGTGACTGGACCCATAGGCAGCGAAGTACTCCTCGACGGTCATGAATGGCTCACCAATGGTGTGGTACTTCTGGATATCTGCCCATGTCATCTCGGTGACGGGGGTCTCTGGAGCGGTTGGGTCCACTCGCTTAAGGGTTCGGTCATGGTTCAGGAACCAGACTCCATCCTTCGTCTTCTGACAAGACACCTCCAGAGCACCAGCGCCGTACATCACGGAATTGGTGTATGCCCGCATGGATGCCTCAGGCCAGCTAACGGATCCCCCTCGGTGCGCGATCAGAAAACCTCGAGTGTCCATCATGGTGTGTATATCAGAGTATCCTCTTGGAACAGCACGCATGGTAGACGGCTGTAGTTCCCCGTTCCAATATACGAATACCGGATTGGAATTTCCAGAATTAGTAATCTCTACACCAGGTACGACTACGGCTGGAGGTTCGGGGTTCTCCTCTTCAAGCTCCACCCAGGCATAGGCCTTAGCGCCATACGAGTCCTTCACTGATGAAGCCAATGCCCCGATGGTCATCGACCATGAGGATCCTCGGTTACGCTTACCGCCTCTAGCGATCGGATTGGTATCTGGGGGATACCATACTGGTTCGTCTCGAGACGATGGCGCGTGATATTGTACGGCTACTAGATTTTTCTTGGTCTTATCGAGCGCGGGGATACCTGGTTGCCAGGTGTGTATCTTATACTTAGACACCCCGCCGATCGAGAATAGAACAAAGTTCTCTCTAGCATTGGTGGCGACGTCACTATTGAATTTAAAAGTGCCGTCAAGATCGGCTTGTGTAGCTCGCTTTACCGCTACATATCCCGACCGTCCTCCAGCATCTGAAGTGTACTGGACATCCCAGTCAGCCGGTGGACGCGCCTTAGTATTTCCAAACTGTGAGGCGTAGAATACAACTATAAGATCGCCGAGTTCCGCAGGGAGGCTTCGTAGCGAAGCAGTTCCGAAACCATTAGCCTCCGACCCACTACCGGTAGCTACATGAACATGCAATCCTGGCTTCGGTGTCTCATAGACGTTGAAGTTGTGGATAGTGATGTCTTGAGCCGTACCCGGAACCGCAATGGACGGAGTCCACATTGGATAGGCGTTGTTCGGAAGTTCGAAGTCGAACTTGATCGCCGCATTAGTACCGCCCCGGATATTCCAGGTGGTGATGAAGTCCTGTTTATCGGTCTTCTGCTTACCTGCCTGGAACCAGTTCGCTCTCATGGCGAGCTGGGTATCTCTATCCGCCGTATACGTTATCTCGACCGTCCACTTACGATCACCGACGGTATAGGCAGCACTCTCGAAGGGTGTGGAGCTGGATCCCTTTCGGATCAGACGCCCGTCACCGATTCGCGCCCCGTTACCTCCCCACCAAGCACCAATTACTGGGAATACGCTAGCCATTACTTGGCCCGCCTAACAATCACCGTCCCAGACGGAGTCCCAGCGGGGACTGGATCATCAGGTCCGAGAACAATCATCTTCGGGACCTCAGGGATCTTCAGGTTGTCGACCTTCAGCTTAAGCTTCAGGTAGCCTTTGAGCCACGGGATGATCAGCTCACGGATCTCGGCGCCCGGAGGGTTCTCGTAAGGGTTGCCGACTGGGTGCCACTGACCACCATTTTGAGGATCCTCGACAAGGAATCCGTCGGTGACATATAGATGGCTGATGGCGAGGTCATCGGCCTTGTCAAAGACCTTCTGGTAGTTCTCCGAAGTGACGGAGTGAACCACAGCCCACCATCGAGTGGACGGATAGGCCTTCATGTGGTCCGGGAGGATCGGCGAAGTGGGATTCTCCTCGAGGAACTTTGCAGCTGTCCCTTCGAACATCATACAAACGTCGAAGTCCAGATCGCAAACTTCCTGAGAGATGTTGGATCCGGTGTTGATGGCAATGACGAAGTCAATACCATTCTCTCGACGGATCGTGTCAATCAGATCCTTGTACCAGGGAAGCCGATCCTTTCGAGCATCCCAGCCGTTGATGACCTCATCAAGGAAGACTCCCTGAACCAGGTCGCCGTACCAGTGCTTGGCGCGCTTAAGCTGCTCGAGGATGTACTCCTTGGTGAACTTGGCAGCATTCGGAATGCCTCGGTTCGCCTCATCATCGGGGTGGATGGCTGCGCCGTACTGAGTCTTGATGTAGAACAGGACTTTCTTAGCGCCGGCACCGAGAGCAAGCTCTCCCTGCTTCTGGAAGTCGACTTCCTGCGCCTCCCAGTCACCACTGTTGCGGTTAAGGATGACGTATCCGAGGTTGTCCCGGAACTTCAGCGTCTGAGCCCACTTGGAGAACTGCCCAGGCTTTCCGTCCTGGTAGTAGTCAGGCCAGTAATAGGTCACTGGCGAATAGTACCTGGCACCATTCTTAAACGGGTTCGTCTGTCGGAGTGCGTCTTCGACATCGGCCTTCTCACCATAAGTCTTAGCCGCCTCAGCCTTGGTGAGGTACTGATCGAGCTGAGGAGCGACCGCATCCTGTCCGGCAGGACCACGTTCACCTGCGGGGCCAGCTGGTCCAGGGGGCCCGGCAGGACCGGTCTGACCATTATCACCCTTTGGTCCGGGAGGACCCTGAGG